AGTTGTAAAGTTAATATCTTTAGCATTAACCCCTTTAATCAATGTTATAACCTTCTTGATTCAGCATGGTAGCCTTGTAGCTCCTTTGATAACAGGGATTGGAGTTGCTTTCGCTGGATTAAAAATTGCTGGAATTGCAAGGGGTATACAAAAAAGCTTTACAGATGCGCAACTTGCTGTAAGGCTGTTCGTCACAGGGATGGCAGAATCAGGAACTACGTTAACGCTGTATGAAACTATAGTTGGATTAGTTACAAAAAAAATAAGTTTAGCGCAAGTAGCAACTAATTTGTGGAAGGGTGCATTAACGGCGCTTGGTGGTCCGATTGGTTTAACTATAGTAGCAGTAGGGGCTTTGATTGCGGTATTCGTATCGCTCTGGAAAAACAATGAGGGTTTCAGAGATGCCGTTATAAATATTTGGAATAATATTAAAGAAGTTGGGGAGAAAATATTCGGTCAAATTGCTAAATTCTTTACTGAAACAATACCGCAAGCTATGAGTAAATTTATAGACTTTGCAAAAGAAAATTGGCAAGGATTGGCTCTATTACTTGTTAATCCCTTCATTGGTGGTTTTAAATTAATCTATGATAATTGCGAAGGTTTTAGAAATACTATAAATAAATTATTTAACAGCATTAAAGATGCTTTAAGCAAAACAATGTCTTTTATTAAGAGTAACTGGCAAGGCTTATTATTAATTTTAGTAAATCCGTTCATTGGAGCATTTAAATTAATTTACGATAATTGTGAAGGCTTTAGAAACACTGTAAATTCTATATTTAACAAAATTGTAGGCATCTTTAAAAATGTTTTAAGTTTTATTAAAAATAACTGGAAAAGTATAGGAAGTATGTTATTAAGCCCTTTTGTAAATGGATTTAAAGCTATTTATAATAGTTGTGTAAGTTTTAAAAATAAGGTTTTTAGTTTCTTTTCTAGTGTTGTAAAAGGCTTTGTTACCTTTGGAAAAAACATAATAGCTGGGATAATAAATGGGCTTTCGAGCGGTATCGGTTTGGTTGTAGATACTGTAAAAAATATCGGTTTAACTGTAGTTAATACATTTAAAAAAGTACTAAGAATACATTCACCGTCTAAAGTTACAACAGAACTTGGAGAATTTGCAGGCATTGGATTTGCTAATGGTATAAAAAATACAAGCAAAGATGTAGTAGAGGCAACAAAAGAATTAATAAGTGCTATGGAAAAAAATCTTGAGACCAACAAGAGTAAATTTGAAAAAATTTGCGAGGCTATAACTACAGCATTAAAAAATCAATATGAAAGTCAAAAAGATATACAAATAAAAGCGCTTGATGAAAGATTAAAAGTTGAGGAAAAGGCATCGAATGATAGATTAAAGGTCTATGAAAAAGAATACAATGAAAAATTAAAATATTTAGATACAGAAACAAACGAAAAAACTAATGCTATACAAGAACAAATTGACGCTATAGACAAGCAAATTGAAGAAGAACAAAAAGCAGAAGAAGAGAAGGCGTACAATGAAAAAATAAGCGACCTCAATAGGAAACTAGCAACAGCTAAAAATCAAAAAGAACGAGAAAAAATACAAAAAGAAATAGCAGAAACACAAGCAGATAGACAAAAGAAATTATTAGATGAACAAAGGCAACAAGAAAAAAACAGATTAAAAGAACAGATTGAAAATATAAAAACAGAAGCTAGTAACAAAAAAGAGCAGTACAAAGAAGAGTACGACAATCAAAAGGAAGCAGAAAGTAAAAAACTTGAATTAATAAAAGAGTCTAATGCTAGTCAAAAAGAAGAAATTGAAAAATATTTTAGTGAACTTTTAGAAGAGACAAATATTCAAAATGAAGCGAGAAGGCTACTTTTACAAAAAAATTCAGAGGAAATTATAAAACTTCTAAGCGAGTACAATCCGCATTGGCAGGACGCGGGACAAAGTTTAGCAGATAGTCTATTAAATGGAGTTAACTCTAAAAAGCAGTCTATACAGGAAGCTGTAAAAGAAGCTATTAATTTAAAAGAGATTATACCAGCACAAGAGCAAGAACTCGATAGATTAAAGAAAAAATTAGAAGAGTATGAGAAGCTAAAAGAAAATGTTAGCGCATCTAGCGCTGGTGATGGAGATTTGGACACATCCGTTCAAGATTCTTCATTAGATTCGGGTTCTAGTGGGCTGGATTCTAAGGAACTTGAAGAATATGCAAATGCTGTAGATGATGTAAAAACTTCGGTTGAGGGTTTAGACCTTGTAAGCGATGAACTGGTCAAGGGAACAGTCCCAAAAGTTGGAGATTCAGCTGGAAAATTAACTGAAAGCATAAAAAAAGGGTTTGGTAGTATTGGTGGATTTTTTGGTGGAATTGAGAAATGGCTAAGGGACACAGATAAAAGTATAAATGACTGGCTTTCTAGTGCATCAAGTTCCATTTCGGACTTTTTTTCTAAGCTAAAAGATAAATTTAACGCAGGAATTGAAAATATTGGCGGATTTTTTAGTGGTCTTGGTGGCAAGATAGGAGATAGCTTTAACGGATTAGGCGACTTTTTTAATGGTTTGGAAGATAAGGCAAAAGAAGGCTTTTCAAGTATAAAAAATAATGCTATAGAAGTCTTTAGTGGGCTTGGAGACTGGTTTAAAGAAACTGGGTCAAAAATAGGGGATGCAATTGGAACTGGTCTAAAAAGTGGTTTGGATTTCTTTACTAACACAGTACCCGAGTGGTTTGCAGGGCTTGGCGATAAAATAAAAGAAGAATGCGGGAAAATAGGGGGAAAAATATCAAACTTTTTTAATGAAACCATGCCAACCATAATTAGCAACATAGTAGAATGGTTTAAGCAAATTCCGTATAACATCGGATTTACAATAGGGTCTGTTGCTGGTTTTTTTGTTGATTTAGGAGCTAAATTATACGCATGGGCAACAGAAACATTACCCGAAATAATTAATAGTATAGTGGAATGGTTCAAAAGTTTACCCGAAAAAATCGGGGAATTTCTTAATATTACACTACAAAATATTCAGACCTGGGGTGAAAATTTCAAGGTTTCTGTATCTGAATTTTTTAGTGTAATTTGGGAAAGCATAACACAGTTTTTCACAGAGTTACCTGAAAAAATTTCGGAATGGTTTGGCACGGTAGTAGAGACAGTAAGTGGCTGGGGCGAGAATTTAAAGCAACTAGCAACAGATATTTTTAATAACTTTGTAGAAAATATATTAATTCCAGTATCGCAATTACCAGGAAAATTGTGGGAAAAGTTTACGGAAGTTATTGGGAAAGTGACTGAATGGGGTTCTAATCTATTGCAAAAAGGGATAGATATAGCGAGCAAATTTTTAGAGAATGTAATGAAATTCTTTTCAGAACTTCCAGGCAAAATAAAAGAAAAATTAGATGATATAATAAAAAAAGTTACAGACTGGGGAACTAATTTAGTAAGCAAAGCGCTCGAAATCGCAAAGAACTTTTTTAATAATATATACAATACTGTTAGTCAACTACCAGGTAAGTTTAAAGAATGGTTGGACAGCATTATTAATAATGTCATAAGCTGGGGAACTAACTTAGTCAAGCGAGCCGAAGAAGCTGGGAAAAACATGGCAAATGCCGTTAAAGATGCTTTAAAAGATTTACCAAGCAAAATCATGAGTATTGGAAAAGACGTTGTAAGGGGCTTATGGGAAGGTATTACTGGAATGGGCGGTTGGCTAAAAGGCAAGGTTTTCGATTTCGCTGGAGATATTATAAATGGATTTAAAGATGGATTTGGAGTTCACTCGCCTTCCATAATCATGCGTGATTTGATTGGTAGAAACCTTGTAAAAGGGGTTGGTGTTGGGATAGATGTAGAAACACCAGAGCTAAAAGAAAAAATAGAGAAAAATATATCTGAACTTACTAGTAAATTAAAAGCTACAGTTAACTTTGAGACATCTAAAATACAAGCTAATATAGTTGCAAGTACGGATTTTAAAGCTGGAAAAGAAACAGCTATAATGAGTAGTAATAAAGATAGCGAAGTTAACTCAAATCAAGCTGGAATAAAACTTAACATAGAAAACTTTGTAAACAATAGAGAGCAGGACATAGAAAACCTTTTTAATGAAATACTGTTCCTAGCAAAAAGAAAAGGGGTTATATAAAAGACCCTCTTTTCTTTTTATCTTTCTTTTAAACACTATAGTAAAAATGAGGGGGTGAAAATTATATTTTTTATTTATGATGGTCGGGATAGTAGGGAATTTGGTTTAAAAATATACAATATAAATGACCTATCAGCCCCACAAATAGAAATTGAAAAAGTGAATGTGCCAGGCAAAAATGGCGATTTATTACTAGAGAAAGGATTCGGAAACTTTGCTTTAACAATAGAATGCGACATAGATGCAAGGCAAAGCAATATAGAAGAAGTTGCAACAGAAATAAAAAAATGGTTGCAAGGTGATATATCATATAAAAAACTTTTTTTAAGTAATAGCGACTTTTATTACCTAGCTAGTTGCAACAATAAGCTAGATATAATTAGAACATTTAAAAACTTTGCATCATGTCTTTTAACATTCGACTGTTACCCATTCAAATATGCAGAAGAAGAAATTATAAGCTTGAATGTATTAAATCTAAAGAGTACTACTATAACAAATTTTTATAGAGAATCAAATCCTGTTTTTTATATAGAAGCGACAGGAGACATAAATATAAAAATAAATACTCAAAACATTGAGTTAAGAGGGATAACAGAGAATGGAATTTTAAGCGACTTAATAATAGATTCGGAAATCATGAATGTTTACAGAGAAAATAAAAACACAAATATAATAGTCAATGAAAATTCTAAACTATTTTCTGATTTTCCAAAACTTGAAGAAGGGGAAAATCGAATTAGTTGGGAAGGAGATATAAAAAGTATAAAAATAAATCCTAGATGGAATATTTTATAAAGCTTTTATATTGAAAATGGAAGGGAGGGATTAATATTCAAAAAGGGAAATTAATTTTATATGAAGAAAAAGAAATAGATTTTAGACATTTAGGGCTGGGTGTTCTTACAAATGTAATAAATGACCATGTCAGAGAGGAAGAGAACGGAGTTTTCGAGTTAGAATTTACTATCTACGAAAACTCTTTTCTATTTAAAGAAATAAAAACTGATAGATTAGTAAAAGCTGACGCATCTCCAAATTTTAAAGGGCAACTTTTTAGAATTTATTATATATCAAAAAATTTAGGTGGATATATTAATGTAAAAGCACAGCATGTTAAATATGATTTGCTTAATAATTTCATAGAAAGCTTAGAATTGAATGATATTACTTGTGAAGAAGCTTTAGAAAGAGTCTTTCGTGCTTGCGAGGAACAGAATAGATTTAGAGGGCATTCAGATATCAAGGCAAGGAATACTATTAATATTGAAATGCAAAGCCCTTACAGCGCAATCTGTGAGGGCGAAAATTCTCTAATTCAAAAATTTGAACCAACTGCAAAACTTTTCTTTGATAATTTCGACGCTTATTTAAATTATCAAAGAGGAGAAAGTAAAAATGTATTACTTGCATATAGAAAAAATATAACAGGGCTTGAAGCGGAATATGATACACAAGATATTGTAACTAAAATATATCCTTTTGCAACTTACGAGGATGAAATGATTACATTAACAGAAAAATACATTGTTAGTCCTAATCTGAATAAATATGCTACTCAAAAGATTGTTGCTATAGATTTTAGTTCTGATGAGGTCAGCGTTGAAGAAGAACTAAGAGAAAAATGCAAAGATTATTTTAAATACAATCAAGTTGATTTACCAAAAGTTTTATATAAAGTCAACTTTGTAGATTTGTCTACAACTGTAAATTATAAAGATTATAAGATGCTAGAAACAGTCAATCTAGGCGATGAAGTAATAATACGAGATTTTAATTTAAACATCAATGCAACTGCTAGAGTAGTTAAAACAGACTATAGCCCAATAAATAAAAAATACTATAGTATTGAAGTTGGCGATTTAATAAATCATTTAGACTTTTTAAACAACAAGTTTAATAATATAGAAAATAAAATAGATACAGTAAAAAAAGCTATTGATAATGTCAAAGTAGACGATTCAGAGTTTCCAAACACTTTGCCAGAAGTACCGATTTTGACAGCAGAGGGGTTATTCGCTTTTATTAATCTGACATGGACATTCACAAATAAGTCTTATTACAAATATGAAGTTTATGCGTCTCAAATTAAAGACTTTGTACCAGATACGACTAATTTTACAAATCGAATTTTTGCAGGGCAGGCAAGTGCTTACGTTCACCAAGCTGAACCTTTTCAAACTTGGTATTTTAGAGTAAGAGCAGTAAACTCACATGGAAATGTTACAGAGTTTTCTAATCAAGTAGAAGCACAGACTACAAAAATGTCGGATGGAGCTACATGGATACAAGAGGGAGCAATCGCGGATGCTCTTATTGGGCAACTAAAACTTGACAGAGGTTGGTTTGGACAGTTAAAAGGTTCATATATAAATGCGAGAGAATTGGTGGTTGAAAATGATAACGGAGTTAAAACAATGGAAGTAGATAGCTTTGGAGATGTTCATTTCAACCCAAACACTTTTAAAGTTTCTTTCAATGAAATAAGCCCTCATGTTCTTATTGATGATGAGGGATTGAAACTTATAAGCGGGAAGGGATTTACAAGAATGACCGAATCGGGGCTATATACAAAATTTTATACTGGTTCAGATGTAACGGAGTCGTGGTATTTGCAAGAAAGTGGATACACATACTTTGACTATAAAGATTCAAAAATCATAATAGACTTACCAAAAAAATTTGCAGGTAAAAATTTTAAAGCAACTTGTGCGATAAGGTCTACATCGACGAATGCCAGTTGCTTAAGTTATTTCAGCACATCGGCGACAGTAAAAAAAAGTGATACAAATCCACAATTAGAGCTTTCTGCATCTGTGCGAGGTGTGTCTTACGAAATGTCAGGAAGCCAGACAATAGGCTACTGGCTCGGAATGAATTTTTTTTCAGAAGGATTTATTACAGTACAATACTATGTTTACGCTTAAAATTTTCAAAAAAGGAGAAGAAGTATGGTTACTATTTTTTACAGTAAGAGAACTGGAGAAATATATAATTGCATAAAATCAGAGGTAGAGCAGGATTATACTTGTTTTGCAGATAGGGAAGAGGATTATAGACAAATATTAGATAAAATAGTTGTTGAGGATATTCCAGAAATTTTAAATCCTCGTGATTATAAAATTGAAAACGGAAAATTTGTATTAAAGGAAAAAGAAATAATAAAAGAATTTACTCCGAAAATGGTAGAGTAAAAGGAGTGATAAATTTGAGAGATAGAATTTATACAGTAGATATTAATACTAAAAGTTATCAAGTTGCAAAATATAAGCAATATGATAATGGGATAGAGTTTAAGATTAATTTATTAGAAAATAATATAGAAAAAGATTTAACAGGATATACAGCTATAGCAAATTTTCAAAGACCAGATAGGAAAATAGTTTATCAGAGCTGTACTATAGAAAATTCTATTGTAACAACTCTGATAGAAAATAACATAACAGCAGTTGCGGGGGATGTAATAGTAGAGTTTACTTTCTACAAAGATGATTTAGTTGTTACTACTTTTTCTTTAAAGATTAATATAGAGAAAAGTATAGATAAAAACAGTATTACAGAAGAGCCGAAATGGGATTATATCAGCGTTACAATAAATCAAGTAAAAGAAGTCGTCGAAGGCATAGAAGAAATAAAAGAAACAGAAGAAGCAAGAAAAGAGGCTGAGATTGAAAGGGTCAAGGAGTTTAATAGTATAAAAGAAACTTTCGACTCTAAAGTTACAGAAGTTACGGACGCTAAAAATACTATGATTAGTGACGTTAATACTACTAAAGATACTTT